CGTTTACATCCCAGTTACCCTCTAGTAATTGCTTACGTTGTACAGGAGGTAGAGATGCTAACATCTTCTTATAGTCTGTACCTGATAGATAAGGGTTGTCATCTAACAAAGCAGGAATAAACTTCCTGCTTACGTCATCCTTACCAATGAATGATTCGTTAGCAGGTGAAGGTTCAATGTATCTTTTCTTTACCCAATGAGCACCAGCACCACCAGGGTTAGCTGTGCATCTCATATACGTTTGTATCTCTGGGTCTGTAGTTCTAAGTCTAGAAGCTAAGTAGTTCCAAGCAAACTCTGTAGGTAGATGTGTTATCTCATCAAAGCCTATCCAACTATATGCTTGTCCTTGATATCTATATACGTCTGCGTCCTTCTCTAGGAAAGAGAACTGTACAGAAGCTCCCGATGGAAACTTCCAAGTCCTATCTACTTCTTTGAACTTAGCTCCTTTGAATGCTTTAGGATATAGTTCTCTTGACTTATCAATTAGCTCTCGTAGTTCAGGCATAGAACGTCTAAGTATAAGAGCTCTGTGTTGTGGTCTGTGTGCGTAACGTAAAGGGTCTACTAACATAGCGTATGACTTACCACCACCTGCTGCACCACCGTACAGTACATCTTTCTCTGGTGCCGCTAAGAACTCTGTCTGTGGACCAGGGTTAGGTTTAAATGCTACTGTTGCGTTCTCTTGTCCTATTGACGTAGCAATATCTTCGTCACTAACAACACTAGATATTGCGTTACCATCTTCAGCGTTTCTTATCTTAACAGAAGCAGCACTCTTCTTACGACCTGCTCTAGCTCTACTCTCTTTTAATTTTTTGTCAGCTCCCTTTGCTCTAGAGAACTTACGAGGGGCTCCTTTCTTAAAGCCTCTCTTCTTACGAGGAGTACCATCTAACTTACACAGTACCATATTATCTTTAACATCTAAAACATCTATGTCTAACTCAGGAAATAATTCCTTACAGTCCTGTATAGTAATCTTGGGGATGTCTTTAGTTGTTATTCCTTTAGCCATCTTTAGCCACCATCTTATGTAAACCTTGTGCAGATACCTTTCTACCTGTAGTAGCTTCTAACCAACCAGCAGCATCTCTATATGAGAACGCGCCTTGTCTAACGTAAGACTTAGCTTCTTCTAAAGCTTCTAGTTGTTTAGTTATAGGTGTAACGTATCCAGGAGCTTCATCTACTGTTTTATATCCAAACGGTACGGTAGAGCCTTTAAGCTTTACTCTTAGTTCACCAGTGTTAGTTAATAGACTCATATTATTCTACTATCTCAGCAGTCTCTGCATCTATAGTCATCTCTTCTTTAGCAGGTATAATAAAGATACCACCAGATACGTTATGTTCTACGTTCATCTTTTGTTCTTTAACAACACCCACTCTGTCTAACAAAGTCTGAGCAGCTTGTAACTTCTGATTAACCTGTGGTATGGGCATATCACTGGTCATAATGTCTACTATTTTGTTAGCTGCTCTAGGAGCGTTCTTAGCTAACGTATGTGTAGCTATCTCTATTAGTTCACTAGATAAAGATTGTAGTAAGAAAGTAGAGGGAGCTGATGAATCATAACCAGCTACTGTCATAGCTTGTCTAACATCTCCAGTCTTAGAATCATACATAGCATCTAAGAAAGATTGTTGCTTCTCTGTGTACTTTCTTTTCTTTTCTAACATAGTCTGTGGTATGGACATAGTAGTTCCTAGTTGTCTAACAAAACAAACAACAGCTAGTGAGGCTGTTGGTATAGATATCTATATGAATATCTTAGAAACTCTTAAAGAATTAATATAAATAATAAAGAAATATAAACTCCTAAGAACTCTTGAAGATATTCTATATGAATATTATACACACGTTTAGAGGTTTTGTCAAGGGGTAAAGTGTAAATAGTTTGAAAATAAATAGAGAGTGCTTTAGTAGTAGTACTTATAATGAATATCATAATGAGGGGCGAGACTGTCATAATGTACTTATACTGGTTGACAAGGATATATGGTGTAAAATGTATAACAGTGCTATAAATATACTAGGGGGGCGGGGGTGTCCCTGCGTACCCCGTGCGTATATCTAAATGATAATCATTCTCATTCGTATAAACTATATCATAATATAATAATACAATGATACACACACTATGTAAATGATAATCATTCTCATTAACATCAACTGTATTAGAATATCATAATAAAACTGTATAAGAATATCATAATAAATGGATAGTGGTTTACAGTAAATGATAATCATTCTCATTCGCATATAATAGGCTTATAATCCAATAATATAATAATATAATGATATTCTAATGCTTTACTACATAAGCATATAACGATATTATAATATAACTATACAATAATATGCAAATAGTTGAAAAATAACTTGACAAAGTTTAAAAAGTATGTTACGCGTATGCGTTCCTATTCTTTTATAGGGGATAATCTAAAAACTACATTAGAATATTATAATAACGTGATAGTTGAAAAATAGTTTGACATTGGTTTAATAATCTGTTAAGGTGTGCACCATATCAATAAACAAAGGGTTTTTTGGTATACGTTGCAATTTTGCAACAATTTGTAGTAAAAATACTACACTTTGTTATTAGCGTTAATTAACAGTTAATTAGCAAAGATTATAAAAAAGGTAACTATTATGACTAATACAACAGTAAAGAAAATCACTAAAAACACTACACCGAATAACATTGCACGCCATAACGGTAAAAAGATATCAGATTTCAAAAACTTGCTTAACCTTGCGAATGCAACGGATAAAGAATTAAAAGAATTATCAATTACAAAGGGCAAAGTGTGCGATAATATCGTCAATTATTACATTGGTTTAAACATTGGCGAATTTGAAAATAAATTCAAAACTGACGCCATAGAAAATGATATTGCTATACGTTTAAAAGGTTTTAAACCATCACCAATCGCAAAACCAATCATTGGTACTGCCAAAACGGTGATATCGAATTGCAAAAAGTTTATAAAACTAGGTAACGTTATCGATAAAACTACTACCTATAAAGCAATTCGCAAGGCTACTGCACCAAAACCAAATTTAACAGAAAATCGAATTAATCTGAATAAAAAATTAGCTTTACTATCTGACGATATTATCGCTAAACTACTTGAAACCTTAAAATAACCTTTTAACAAAAAGCCATTAATCGCCTTAACGGGTGATTTTTGGCGTCCGTTATAAAATAATTTTTACTAATTAGCTGTTAATTAACTGTTAATTAGTAAACGTTATATATAAGATTTAAGCCATTATTATTGAATAACCTATACATAGTATAGATTTTATATAATAGTTGCTTATATCGAATATATGAGTGTTTAAAGAGCCTTTAATAAGGCGGTGGGCTTATACCTTAATTAACTGTTAATTAGTGAGATATAAATAAGATTTTATATAGTCTGTTAATTAACTGTTAATTAGTGAAAAATAATAATAATAAAACTTAGAGGATATAAAATGATTAATACAAACTATGATTTTGATAATAATAATCAAGATGATTTAATGATTAATGGTAACGATAACGATTTTCTGATATCGGATTTTGTAACAGAATTTGATAATATGAATGAGTTTGATGTAATGGATTTTGATAATAATGAGGTGTTTACTAATGAATATAAATAACGTGATGGATTTATATGTTTACTTAGCATTTAGCGGGGTAATCTTTTGTGTTGTGATGTTTGGGTGGGTGTTAATCTCACTTAAGAAGTGGAATAGAATGACGAGAGATAACCACTAATGAGAAAATTAAACAAGAAACAAAAGAATATGATTGATATATTTATTAAAAACAATCAATCAGGTGGAATGTTTTTAAGTGCAAGTGTTATTGATAGTGATGGTGCAATTGAAAATGTTAATCGTTATGATACGTGTTGGTCTGATATTGAAAGATATTATACCGATAACTTTAATAAAGGAGAATTATGCTAAAAACTAAAGATATAAAATTTAACGGGGGTTTGCTGAGTGCAGGTAGCAACGCTAAGATAATCAAAGATAACGGTGATGAATATATCGTTGCGGGATTATCTCTCGCACCTGCTGATACAGTAGAGGGTGTAAACGTATGTGCTATGGCAGAATGTGCGGACTGTAAGAACGATTGCTTATACACATCGGGGCGAGGGGCGATGTCTAACGTACAACAAGCAAGAAAACGCAAGACAGAATTTTATCGAGATGACAAAGAGGGTTTTATGCGTGTAGTTGAGGGTGATATCAGTGCCTTTAAGCGTAAGTGTGAACTGTTAGGGGTGAAACCCGCTATTAGATTGAACGTACTGTCGGACATTAACTATATGAAAACGATTAAGAAGTTTCCCGATGTGCAATTCTATGATTACACTAAGAATGTTAAGTGGGCGTTTAAAGAAGTCCCCGATAACTATCACCTTACGTTTAGTTATAGTGGTGCTGATGTATATAAACCGTTAGTACGTAAGGTTATAAAAGAAACATCTCATAACGTAGCTGTGGTATTTCGTAATGAATTACCCGATACATTTATGGGGCGTAGAGTTATTGATGGGGACATTAATGACTTTAGATTTGATGATGATAAAGGTGTTATCGTTGGATTGAAAGCAAAGGGTAAGGCGCGAAAGAGTACGTCTAACTTTGTTGTTAAGTAAGACCGTTACTGTCTGCAATAATGTAGATGGGACATTATAAAATAAAATATAGGTATAAATAAAATGACAAACTTTTTTAATAAAATCTTCAACCGTACTACGGCAACTACAACTACTGATTTGTTTACTCGTATTAGTGTACATCACAATAAGAATACGCGTAAGGTAAATCAAACCACCACTGTAGCACTGAGAGGTAACAAGAAAGAAGCCATTGCTGAGATACTACGTAAGGGTATTCCAATGACAGCGAGAGAGTTAGCACATACTGCAGGCTTCAAGCTGTCGTATGTAGCATCAGCGTTTCAGTACGATAAGAAAAACCTACCTACTACACGTCTGTTTAAAGAAGCAGGTAGTCGCAAATGTATGTTCTCAGGCAACGTAGCTAAGCTATACACTGTGAAATAAACGCGTTTATTCTAGGAGAATACTATGACTACAAATAGATTAACGAGGGGATTACTATGATTGCATACAAGTTAGTACGTAAACTTAAGAGTGGAAAACTAACACCACTCTTTATAAACAAGACACAAGGTATTGAACTTAATACGTGGTATAAGTCAGAGTGCCACCCAACCAAAGGCTTTAAGGTTAGGCAAGGTTGGCACTGTACCTCTACACCTAACGCACCACACCTAACGAATAAGGGTAGGGTGTGGCTCAAGGTAGAGATTGAGGACGTAACAGAACACCAACGACCACAGTCACAAGGTGGGTTGTGGTACACAGCAGATAAGATTAGATTTTTGGAGGTACTATAATGAATAACGATTACGATTACGATGACGATGTAGAAGTAAGTGATTGCTGTGGTGCTGAGATAATCTATACAGACATATGTAGTGACTGTAAAGAGCATTGTGGTGTGCAAGAGTGGGACGATGACGAAGAAACACCTGAGCAGATGAACGAGAGTTTACGTGCGTTAGGATTTTAATAGGAGATATATGATGAAAACATTAAGTGAACAAGTAGATTTATTAGAGGTAAATAATAGGAACACTATTTATCAGATGAAGAAGTGGAGAGAACACGCAGAGAGTCTTGAGCTACGATTAGATAACCTAATAGAAGAGAGAGATGAAACACTCGTAAATAGGGATATTGCAGAGGACGCAGTACTTGAATTGGCAGCTGAAAGAGATATGTTAGCAGAGGAGAATGCTTCATTTGCTAACTACCTAGAGTACCACGGATACTCGCAGTGTGAGGTAGATAATATTGCACAAGGTTGGCACGGTTCAGTGAGTGACAGGTTAGAGGACGCTGAGGAACTAAAAGCTGAGGTTAAAGCCCTTAGGTTTAGGTTACGTAAAATTGCAAACTAC